ACAGTGGAGCCAGTAGACGGGTTGAACTGATTGCTCAGAAGCTGAGTGTCAACAGTGCGTGTCAGAACACGGCTGGACTCAAACTTATCCAAGAATACACGAGCGACTTTACGGGTTATGTTACTACTAAGATTATTAGCCATGTTGGCATCTCCTATTCAAAAGTGGCACCTGCCGGGCCTTTCGGCTTCGGGCTGATCCCAGCGTTTCGAGGCTGGTTCAGCGGATCAGGCGTTTTAGTTACCTTGGGTTTCATGGCAACAGCTTTGGCTTTAAGTTCGGTCGCTAGTCTCACAGCCGCCGTGGTCACTGGCATCTGCACAAGTCGCTCAAGTTCTAACTGGTTCCGAGCAAGATACTTAGTCAGAAGTGGCCCGTGGTCATCGGCGAGAATCATTTCCACCAGTGCTGGGTCAATCCCGTATCCTGCAACCAGAGTTCCAGCCTCCTGAAGTTCCTCGGCAGCGACACCAAGTTTTCTGGCTCGCTCTGCGTAGGCTTTGACTTCTTCTTGCTGCCTCTCCTGCTGTCTGCGTTGCTGCTCCATTTCAGCCTGCTGGCGCTGCCATTGCAGTGCCTGTTGCTGGGCTTCCCATGCAGTAGCTTCGCGGATGGCCTGATCCCTCGCCACCAGTTTCTGTCTGTACTCTGTGTCAGAGAGTGCAAACGGGTCTGGTGCTTCTGGGACTACGGGCCGTCCTTGCTGGGGAATCTTTGCCTCAAGTTCTTCAAGACGCTTTCTCAGGGCTTCGGCTTCTCGCTCTTTTTCACGGAGCTTAAAGACCTTCTTCCCTACGGCCTCGTTAAAGATTCGCTGCTGTTCCTCAGTAAACTCGACAGGTTTATCGTGCGCCGAGTTAGCACTATCGGTGTCTGATTCCGAATCAGGATCGGGAGTTTCCTCCTGCGCCATTTCCTGATCTTCAGCTTCTAGCGTCTCCTCGATCTCCTCTTGCTCGATCAAATAGCCGCCGTCATCTGGTTGCAGATTGCTCATGATTGCCCCTATAGGTAATTTGCCACGAAAGGAGTCGTGTACTCTTTACTACGCCTCGGAGTAGGCCGAGTGCCTTAGCTTATCCTGCCACTATTTAGCGAGATTTGTCAATCTGGCTGTCTTTCCTGCTCTTGCGGTAGCAATGCTCTCAAAGCGGAGCCGCCAGCTAAAACGCCACCAACGCCTGCCATGAGGTTAGCGGAATCACGCTTTGCTGGGTCAAAGGCTGCGTTGATTGATCGAATGTTGGCAGGATCGAATACCACCCTTTCTGTCAGCGTCCTTTCGACTGGCATCATGGATGCAATGTCGTTTCCGTAATACCGAGCGAAATCGCTATATTCCATGCCGCTTTTCAGTGCCTGCTCAATCATTGCTCTTGGCATTACAGGATCACCCATTTCTTGCGACCGCCTTACAATTGCCAAAAATACATCATCAGGCAATGCCTGATCTGGGCTTAATTTGATCCGATCAGAATAAACATCAACCGCATCGTATCCTTTGCTCATTATCTCTCTAGTTTTCGCGTACCTTTCTTCGGGAGTCCCAAGGCGCATACCTACGCCTTCGTTTTTCCGCCAGTCATAAGGGTTTTTAGCCCTAAGATATACTTGCTGAACATTAGGCGAACGACCCGCTGCATATTGATTGGCTATTGCAGGATTGGGCGAAAAGTAAAACCCTTTGCCGAACCATCCTTCATCTGTTTTGCCCATCTTTAACGGATCAAACTCATCAAAACTTTCGCCCGATCCGTGGTAAAACACATTATCAACGTCAAACCCAAGTTCCCTTGCCCTCTGCATCCTAGCAGCCTGAGACATATCTAAACCACGAACAGCCTTAGCCGCCGCATCTCCAATAACAGGCACCACACCCAAAGCAGTCGCAACACCGGCCAAAGCAGCGCCAGGGTAGTTGCCTTGACTCACTTCCCTGCGAACATCACCAACACCAGCGGCCTCACTAACGCCTGGAACAAAGTCCACCGAGCCTGTCAGCATATCCGCATAGCGTGATCGGTCGTAACCTTCGCGGCCAGCGATGTTGCTTGATCCCAATAGGTTCGACACTGCACTTGAAACAGTGTCGCGGAAAGCTGGGTTAAGCGGATTCCATGAGCGTGTAGGAGCAACAATCTCTTGCGGTCTAGGGACTAACCCTCTGAGTGCTGATTCAGCCATGTTATTGCCTCATAAACGGTGGAACCATCGCTTCAGCCACCTTGATCTGCGTGTCCACCTGCTTGCTAAGGGCCGAGGTGTTGTCAAGGTTGATTCTTGCTCCTGCCTGCTCTGCTTTGATCTGAGTGTCGATTCGCTTGGTCTCAGAGTCAAAAGCCTTGATTTGCGCGTCAATCTGGCTATTGGTGTTGGAGTTGTCGTAGTTCTGCGCCTGAATCTGGAGCTTCATGTTCTCCAACTGAAGTTTCATCGCATCGTTCTGGGCCTGCATCTGCTGGGCCTGAGCCTTGAGCATTTCAGCCTGTGCCAGAACCATGTTCGGGTCTTGTGCCTGACCCTGAGACTGCATCTTCATGGCAAGCTCTTGCTTTTCCTCGTCGGTCATCTGCTTCTCAGGAATGATCCCCTGAGCAATCATCTGAGCGCGTCTGCGTTCTGCCAGCGCATCTGCAACCGGACTGACCACGTTCTTCAGCAGCAGGTCGCCGCCCAACTGAAGCAATGACGGGTCAACCTGAGCCAGCTCCAGCATGGTTCTAAGAGTCTGCTCCTGACGGTTGCGGAAGGACGGGCCAGCCTTGCAGGTGACATCGTACGTCCCGACCGACAGATCGTTTACCTTCACAACTTTCCCCGTCTGCATATCAATCACTTCCTGATTGATCGCCTTCATCTCAAAGCTGCCATCCTGATACATCAAGCGCATTTGACGCTGATTGTCATAGACCTTGGGGATAGCAGAGACAAGAATCTTGCCTGTGTAGGCAATGGCGATTTCAAGGGCTTTAAAGTATTTGAAGGTGCCGTTGTCGCCCTTGTTCTGGAGCCGTTCAATAGCAACACCAGACTGGAGGCCGGGGTTATCGCCCATGTTAGACGCGAACATCCCAGCAGACATACCAATCACGCCACGCATGGCCTCGGAGATATTCCTGAGTCCTGGGTTGATCTGAGCGCCACCAATCTGCGGAGGTGGATTCTGCACTGAAGGATCGGGGTTGTAGAACTGCACCGGATCGGCGTTGGTGTTAAGCGTTTGAAGCTGAAGCTCATGCCCAGCCGCCTGCTGCATGGTCATCCAGTACTTAGCCCGTGGGGCCAGAGCGCCTTCCTCGATCTCGCGGGAGAGCGAGTAATTAAGAACACGCTGGGAATCCATCAGCTTTTCGACAGCGCCGTAGTAGATGGTCTTGTTTTCAAGAACTTTGAAGTTGGCGAAAACCGGAACGACAGGGATGTAGCAGAATACCGTGTCCCGATCATCCTCCAGCCAGCCATTAGCATCAAAAAGCCTAGAACAAACCTTCTTGTACTTGCGCTCCCTGCGTCGAACCTCAGTCACTCCCAGCATGGCGAGTTCATCGCGGATCATCTCAAAGTCATCGTTTACTTCGTGGACTTGCCCGTTGGACATCAAGACAAGCTCGCGCATTTCTTCTTCGACGTACAAAAGCTCACCAATTACCACGACCTCGGCCTTGTCATAGTAGGCATCGCCCTCGCGGTCATCTGATACAGACGACCCAGAGCCTTCCGGCCAGCGAGCGCGATATTCATCGGTCGCAATAGGATGTAGGACAAAGCAATAACGCGCGTCTGACTTGTCTTGAATAAGAGAGGCAGGGTCAAACCACACTCGGTCAATCGCGTTATGGATAGGCTCAATCAAAAGGTCTTGGTCGAAGGAGTTATCGTCGGCGAACTTCTGCACAACACGCCATGCGTCATAGCCGCAAGTCACAGCCATCCGACCAGCGGCAGCATAGGTTGTCGAGGCGTTGGAAATAGTCTCTAGGTTGCGGATGATGCCGTCATAGACCTCGGCGACCTCCTTTGTTGCGCTTCCACCAGCGGGTGAAACGACCACATCAAAGTCCGCCTGCTCAAGCTCTCCGGCGATCTGGTCAACAATGGGAGAGGTCATGTCGAAGGTATAGCGGGGCTTGTTGATGTT